TACTTTAATGCTGCTACTAATGACAGTAGTATTTGTTACAGTAGTATTAATAGTAGGAAATATTTATTTATACTCCGCATTTAACACGTAATCTGGAGGAGCTGAAACAGTAGCGGTTAAACTAACAGGAGTACTTACCTGATTATCTGTATCTACTGCAACTATCCAATAAGTATAATCACCGCCTGTTTGCTCAAATACGATTGTAAACGTGCCGGTTTTGTCGCCAACAGAAGTACCTGTTTCATAAGTACTACCTTTTACAATTGTTATATGATCAATAGGTAGAGTTGTTTTTACTGGTGGAGTCCAAGATAGTAACACGTTATTATCAATTACTTTACTAGTAAAGTTAGTTACTACACCTGGGGCGGACTTCGTTATAGGAGTAGCCACACCTGTAGACTTATTTGTAAGCCCTAAATTGTCTATTACTTTTACTGTAAAAGTAACTGTTCCAATACCGGGGCTTGTCCATACATTACCAGTTTGTAGTGTTATGCTAGTTGTATTAATAGTTTGTGCTACTGCTACACCACCTGTGGTTGTATAGCTAAGTTCGTAACCGTACAGTCCAAATTCCGGAGTGGCAGGATTCCAGCTTAAAGTTATAGTAGCATTAGTTAAACTTGTATCAGCAAAAGTTGATGTGATGACTCCAGTAATATTTGCAGGTGCAGCAATAGTTTTTGAGATTAAAACTGCAGTAGCACTATACTGATTATCTACGTCATATGCTTTAATATAGTAGTTTTTAACAGCAGCAATAGCACTACCTTTTAAGTCGATACTAGCTGTAGTTGCGGAACCGTTATATAAGAAGCCAGCAGTTCCCCATCCAGAATCAGCAGCACGAATCTCATAACCTAAAACAGGTACTGATCCTTGTGTAGTTTCAGGCCATGTCAATACTAAACTAGTACCTACAATAGCTTGCGTTACTGTTCCTACGGATTGTGGCTGAGTTTTACTAACTGCTACTGATGCAGAAGATACTGATTTATTGCCTAAAATATCTATTGTTTTAATAGTTAGAGTAGCACTACCTAACCAGTTTGCTGGAGTAGTCCAAGTTGGTGAAGTTACTATTTGTACAGTAGTTCCAGTAGTTGGACGTGCAAGAGTTACTTCATATTTAGTTATTACAAAAGCGCTACCAGTAGGCTCCACCCAATTAAATACTACGTTAGTATCTGTTAAAGAAGTACTATTGTAACTATATGTAGGCGTTGCTAAAACAGTAGGAGGAACAACTACTGTATAACTAGTAGATGCAGATGCAGTACTATAGTTACCGGAATAGTCGATTGCTTTAATGTGGTAAGTTTTAGTTACACCTAGTGCGGCTGGAGTAGTTATACAAGTAGGGCTGGAGCCTAAGTATACGCGATTAGTCTCCACACCAAAATTAACATCAGTACGTACTTCGTAGTACTGTACGTCAATTTCAGAATTAGCAGACCAAGTAAATTTTAAGTTACCAGTTGCGTATTCCGGTGATACTGTAAAGTTAGTAACAGTATCAGGCGGACTAGTTTTACCGATTACTCTGTGCTGTAAGTTTTCTGCTAAAAAGTTATTTAAGCTATTATTTTTAGAGGATACTAATCCTTGACCAGTAGTTAAATCTTGATTTGCTTGATTGGCAGTTGAAGTAACCCAGCTACCTACATTTGGAGTACGAACTATAGTACCTTGTACTGTTGCTGGGCCTGTTGTTGTAGAAGCCCAACTAATACTAGTTGGAGTACTAGCAGTAATTACAAAAGTGCCATTAAATCCAGCGGGTGTGACTCCTGAAATTGTAACACTACTACCAACTCCAAAAGATAAATACTTTTGTGATCCAAAAATTGCAGTTGCTGTACCACCAGTTTGTGTGATTGCTGTTGTAGTAACACAGGGTGTTATTGTACCCTGCGTTGTTGCGGTAACAGGTAGTACATTTGCTGTTGCAGCTAATACTGGAATGTATTGACTAGGGTATAATCCAAAGCCCATTTGAACTCTGGAGATATAAATGCCTTGGCCTACAGTTCCGGCACCGGTGGGCAACTGTATAACTATCCCGGGATTAGCAGCACCAGTACCTATATTAGCAGACACCCAGCAACGATACCAACCATTACCTAGGTTAATAATACCATAATTTGAAACACGATTCGAAGTACCACTAGTAGTGCTAGTTACTGTACCTGTAGATAGATTAAATAGTGCAATAGGATAATCTGGTGCTTTTGTTTGAAAATATAAGTAAATAGACGAAAACTCTGCAGCTTTTGCTTCAATACTTATATTAAGTATACTATTATCAGCAACCAAAGTAGTAGTTTGCACAACTTGTCTTTGAGCTGAAATAGTAGTAGCTAATTGTAACTTAGAAACACCATTAACGCCCTGTGAATTTGCTACACCAGTTTCATAAGTAACTAATGTATCGGCATCAACATATTGAGCCCAAGGGCGTGTAGTACCTGCTTCTGCAGTATTACGAAGATCTTCTGTATAAGTTAATAAATTACCTGTAGACCAGCTAACACTAGTACTATCTCCGGCTGTAACAGTTGAAACACCATTATAAGTAGTAGGAATAGCTCCTGATACTAATATTTGTGTTCCTGCTTCGTAAGGGGTGTAGATCTTATCAGTATATGTAGCTACTGCAGTTCCTGCTCTTGCAGTGGTTGCTGTAGTAGTGATTGTGGTAGTTGGTTGTAGTAGTATGCAAGTTACACTTGTTTTACTAGGAATGGTATCAACAGTATAGATATTATTTAATGAAGTACCCTGAGCATTGTATAGGTAAACAGGATTACCAACACTAAAACTGTGGCGGCTAACTGTATTAATAGTTAATACACCAGAGTTCCAAGTAGTACTAGATACTGGAGCTATCATTGCTGTTTGCCAAGGGCCGGTTCTGCCGTCTTCACCAACATACCGTAGTCTAATCTTATAAGTTTTTAGCTCATCTACGCTGCTAATAATAATAGACTGCCTACCAACTGGCACCGGTGCTGTAGCTACCCAGTTATCAATATTATCACCTTCGGCATCAATTTCAGCAGCAATGTAACTTATTTTAGTAGGTAAATTAGGTGGATTACTAAATCCTACTTTTATGTTGATCTTAAAGTTACCGGATGAAATTTGTTCCATAACAGTTTCATCACTAATAATACTAGTAATAATAGGCTTATATAATATACTTTGAACTAAGTTTTTATTTGGTAGAGTAATATTGTTAGTATATGTTGGAACAGTAAAATTAGTAGTGCTGTAGTTTGTAGTAAATAAAGTTTCGGCATAGTCTACTAGAGTTATCTTAGCATTTTGATTACCAAAAGGTTCAATAGCTAAAACTAGTAAGTCTACTGATTCCTTACTCAACTCACCAAACATAAATAAATCATTATTATCTATTTGTGCTGCAGTTGCTGAGGTAGTTAACTTAATAACATTATAGTAGCCATCTGTTGTAACAGTACTAACTGTCCAAGTACTGCTACCACCAGTCTTGGAGCGCACACGTAAAGTATAGCTAGTAGAAGCTACTAGTGGAATATCTTCTTCTAGTTTGAAAACACTGCATACTGTGCTACTAATATTAGGAACTATTGTTCCTTTTACAGTACCTTGTACAGTTGCTGTACCTGTAGTTGTTTCTGTCCAGCTTACAGATGTTACTGTACAAGCTGTAACAACACGATTACCATTATAACCAGTAGGTGTAACTCCAGCAATAGTAATTGTAGATCCTACGGCATAAGGTATATAACCTTGATTAGTAAATGTAGCTGTAGCAGTTCCGGCTGTAGCTGTTACCGCAGTTGTTGTAACTGTAGCAGTATTACTAATAGTAGCAGTACCTGTAGTCGCATCTGTCCAGCTTACTGATGTTGCTGTGCACCCTGTAACTGTTTTGGTACCATTATATCCAATAATTGAAGATCCTGCTACTACAATACTAGTACCTACTACATAGAGTGGGTATCCTTGACTAACGACTGTAGCAGTAGCAGTACCTGCAGAAGCAGTAATACTTGTTGGCACACAAGTATTAATTCTACTACCAATTCTACCACTTGCTCTACCCCATAAAGGTACATCATGCATTACTTTAACACGATCACCACGATTACATACTAGGTACTCTAGGTCAGTATTTAGGGTATATATTTCTGGTCGCAGAGCAGCTTGTGCTAGGTGCCAACGAGCATGTTTTGTAACATTAGTATAAGTTGTTATGCCTGGTAAACTGATTTGTTCAAATATTTCTGCAGCTTTGATACCTGCAATAGAATCGGCAGTAGCAGCATAACCAGCATTATAGATTAATACTTCATCTTCTTGATAGTCTGCATCCTCATTTAAATAACTTACTCTTAAAGCATGTGGCTGTTTAGGTAGTCGTTTACTGGACTCAAAACCCCAGCTATTGTGTGGTGTAAAATGTTGAACAATGTCTGTTTTTTGGTTATCAATTATTACAGTCCACTTGCCGTCTACCATAGCAGGTGACGCCCTACCAGCAGCGCAAATGTCTCGCAGTACCTCTAAAACACTACGTTGACTACTTACAACAGAATTAAAAGTAAAGCCATTATCTGAACAAAACTGCCACCAAGTAGCTAGTGCTGTCATATTAACTTTACTAGTTAAATCTGCCGCTACTACCCTATAAGCATTAGCAGGGTGCTCTAGTATATACAAGAATAAACTAGCAGGATTATTAGTAGGTTTAGGTGTCCAAGTAGTGCCGTTCCAATCTTTACAGATTGTTGTAACAATACCATTAACGCCTTCAATTCTACTATTTAGTTGATCGTTAGCTTTTATTCGTAAGGCAGTTTTTGCAAGTCTCCAAGTTGTGGAGCCTTCTTTAATTGGTTTATTGTTTGCAGTAGCAGTCACTGTTTGAAGAACAATAACGTGCATGTTCTTATTCTTTAAATCACTAGTATCAATATTATCGTCTGTTAGTCGACGTGCACGTACTTTGTAGTAGCCTGAGTCAGCTAACTGTGCTACAGCAGTTGATACTGTATAAGAAAATGCATCTTTACGTTGTCTAAATAATCCAGAAGTAGCAGTACCTAAAGAAATAACTGTATCTACTGACCTAATACAAGTACCTAAAGCAATATTAATTAGCTTATCACCAGTATTTGCTCCAGCTGTTGGATTAGCCCAATTTGTTGTACTATAATTAACACCTGCAATTTCTGAATTAGATCGGAAGAGCACACGTCTGAACTCCAGTCACGTTTCGGAATCTCGTATGCCGTCTTCTGCTTGAAAAAAA